TACCTGTATTCATGGTAGCAGATTCAACAACTTGGAAGCCAGCACCCATAATCAGAGTGTTAGCAGGTACGGTAATTGCCTGAATAGTATCGCCGGGAGCAATGCTATTTGTGGTCAGGTCAATTGTCACATCAACGTAGTACGGGTTACGTCCACGCTGTGAGTTCCCTGAAGCGGGATGAAGAAGTGCGGTAATGTTAGGCATGTCTAAATCCCCCCTTAAGCCAAGTTGTAGATGGCGTTAACAAGACCTTCAGGACGAAGAATCTTGCGACCATACAAATGCATACCACGAACAATGTCAGCAAAGCTGTCAGGGTCACGGTAGGTTTCGGTCTTGTTGATTTGCTCTGCAGTTGCAACAGCTGAATCATGACCAGCAACCATCACGCCAAAGTTTGAGGCGTTCATGCCACCAGTTGTAGACGAACCAGTTCCGATTGATGGCAAGTTGTTTGAAACGTAAACACGGAAGCCATGCAGGTTTGGAAGAGCCAAACCGTTCTGCAGACCTGACCCACCCCAATCTGCTTGGAGCAGACGTGAATCTTCGTCTTTCAGAACTTCCATGAATACAGGATCAACAACCATCCAACGGCCTTGTGTGTCAACATTCTGCTGGTCTAGCAGACGTGACATACGAGCAATGACCTGAAGTGGGTTTGCTTCACCGTTACCAGTTGGAACGGCACCTGCACCTGTACGTGGCAGGATTGAGATTGACTGACCAGCAACACCTGTGCCAGCAAAGTCAGTTGCGTCCAGCTTCATGCTGGCAAGCAGTTCGTCTGTACCTGCAGTTGCTACAGCAACAGAACCGTTAACGGTTGTATTTACTGTGTCAGCATTTGCATGTAGAGCAGACTGCTTGTAACCTGACAAGTAGCCAAGAACGTCTTGGTCAAACTGGTCAGCAAGGCGATACGCAGCACGATCACTTGCCAGTGACTGGAAGTTAACGTGTGAGTGTGCCTCTTCAATGTCATCAACCTTGAACGCAAAGTAGTTAGCTTTGTCGATGGTCAGGTTGAAGTCTTCATCGTCAATGTCTTGCGGCGTGATGGTTGTACCACGGGCGTAAGCCTTGACTGTGATTTCGGGTTCCTTGATAATCTTCACGGAATCGCCCATGTTAGCAATCTCACCGAAGTAGTCGGAATTTGAGATAGCTTCAGCAACAGCTGACTTGCGGAACGCAAGCTGCACCTGTTTGCTGTAAATTACTGGGCTAAAATTGCCGTTAGGAAGGTTACCATACCCGGCTGCGGTAGTAAAAGCCATGATATTTTCTCCTAATTTTATAGCATTTCACAGATACAAACTCACAAGACTAATCAGAGGCTGATTCACTTGGGTGCGTATTTTAGTAAGGTGGCCGCCCTACTATTCAACGGGCCATGTTCTTCAGGTAATCCGTAAGACTTTGCTGTTTGCGAATTGTCGTGTAACCATATTGCGCAATACAGTTACACTATTCTGACTATAGTTATACGTAAAAATAACTATTTGTCAACACTTTTTTATATATTATCTAGCAGAGCCAGATACATCATAGATGAACTTACCACTACGGATAGCTTCCATGATCTCGTCAGACATCTTCTCATACTGTTGAGGTGACATCTTTTGTACTTGTGATTCTTTTAAGTAAGTCGAAGACTCATCGTCTTGTGGCCTACTTCTTGAGTTCTTTGTAGATACAGACTTGGCTGCATCCTTATCTTTAGTAGGTTTGCTTTTAGCAATACCCATATCAGCTTTGTACAAATCAATTGCTCTAGCGGCAGATCGTGCATCGTTATCATTGTCATAAAGTGCGTCTTGTACCCACTTAGGCTGATCTTCTGCCCAATTGTGGAAGTCATCGCTGTCACGAATCTCATCAAAGTCTGGATGCATCTGCATCAACGCTGCTTCAGCTTTTTCTTTAGTTGCATTAAGCTGCATTTCATCAATGAACTTTACACGTTCTTCCAAAGCACTGGATTGTTCACGTGCCTTCTTCATAGCAATTGTTTCAACGATAGCTGCTACATCTGGATAGTCTGCTGCCCATTGTTCAATGTCCTCATCAGACTTGGGTAGTTTCATTTCTTTTTTAGTAGCTTGACTGAGTTGCGATTTTAGTGCCTCAATCTCTTTTTTAAATTCTTCTGCCTGCTGTTGTTGATGCCTGCGCAGGTCAGAGTAACGCTTTTTAAATGTTTTTTCTTCTGCGTTTGTAGGTTCAGCTTCTTGTGGTTCAGCAGCTTCTTGTTCTACTTCACCTTTTTGTTCCTTCATCAACTGTTCTAGTTCTTCCTCTTCCATCTTACGTTTATCTTCGTTAGTATATTTACGATTTGCAAACGCAACTTTCTTTGGTGACTGCATTTCTTCAGCCATAATTGTATCGTTCATTGTATTTCCTTTTGTTGGGGCCAACGTAGCCACACCTGTCGGGGGTGGGGGATGGGTAGGCCAACTGATTGTAAGATTTAAGCCTCTTACGCAGCTTGTTGACGTATTTCTTTGTATCTACCGTGGACAGTATATGTGTTGCCCTCAGTGTATACATCGAAGCTGTCACCATCAATTACGATGGATACCGTTGGTGTCATGCGGTCAATGTACTCAAGTGAAACTACAGGAACACCATTAATGCTATCGCCTACTACCAAGTCTTCTGGACGTGTCCATGTACCATTTGCTAGTACAGGATGGTCATTACTAATCTTGAGTTCGTTATTGATTGCATAGTAACCGCTGCGCATATGCTTGTGTAGAACTTCTTTAACCTTGTAATTATCAATAGTGTCACCGACTTTAATGTTAGTAACAAAGTCAATTGCACCATTAAGTTTAACTTTCATGTCTTCAGTTAGACAATCTGTTCCTGAACCGTATCCAACATCTCCAGAGTCTTTCATGCCGCCGCCTGCACGACTTCCACCAACAGATGAGCCGTCATTGTCATTAAAGCCATCATTATTGCTGTCATTATTTTTACCTGAAGCCGCTGCATTTTTAGCCGCTGCCGCTTCTGCTACCGCTTTATTATGTGCATCAATAGCAGTTCTTGCTGCATGTCCATCCTTAATATCATCGGCAGTAAACTTACTGGTAGGTGTAAAAGTTTCAGTTTCTCCAAATGCATTTGTATAAGTTTTTGTGCTATTTGCCGCTTCAACAGCTTTTGCAACAGCATCCTCGTAGTTTTTGCCCCCGAAAAAATTATCCTTAATAGTGTTAATATCAATACCATAGTCTTTAGCCAGTTCGGCTATACCTACATTACTGCTGGCTGCTTCTTTTGCAATATCATCTATAGTTTTTGCTACTGTTCTAGGTCGCAAACCATACTTTGCTTGCATGATATTAGCAGCTTGAACATTAGTTTTTGCAATATCTAAAGATAAATCAGCACTCGCTCCCATAAATCCAGCTTTTTTTGCTTCATTAAAAAATTTATTATTTAGAGGAGTTGTAACATTATCTATTGTCATTGTTGCTGCATACCCACTTGGTAATTCGCCTTTTAAAGTAAGGCCACCTATAACACTAGCAAAATCTTTCGGATTAGGCACACTACCTAAACCAGTAATAGGTTGTCCTGTAATGGGGTCCACTTTAGTATAACCAATACCAACCATAGTAGAACCCACTTTTAGTCCCTGTTTAGCACCTGTAGTTGTACCACCCCACGCTACTTTAGCACCGCTTGTTCCCAATCCATCATCTCTTTCTTCTCTACCGCCATCATCCTGTCCAGTAACTTGTGTTGTTTCTGTTGTTACAGGTGCTACTTCTACTTCTTCTTCACCCTTTAATTTATAACCTTCTGGTACAGTTGCTGGATTACCAGCTAAGTCAAGAAGCTGTCCTGTCTGTTTATTCTTTTTTAATACCAATGTTTGTCCTGCTTCATTTACGTAAGTAACAGTCTCATATTCCACACCTTCAGGACCAAACCCTACTACACCTTGAAACGCAGGTGTTACTTCTCTTGGTGGACGTACCGGAGTAAACGCTTGCTGGGGAGGGGTATACCCGCCCATTGGAGTAGCAGGAGCAGAAGCTGCAACAACAGGGTCTTGCGCTATACCTGTCGTTATGGATGATGGAGGTTGATAATAAATGCCGCTTTGTGGATCAGGATTTACAAATGTACCCTCTTGAGCGTAAATTACACCACCTCTTGCAAACTCTTGTGTATTATTATACTCTTCTTTCTCTTCCATGTCAAGATCGTCAAGCGTAAAAGGAAGGTCGTCTGGCATAATAGCTTCTTCACTATTGCCCATTTGACCCATTTCTTCCATACGCTTTAAGCCCATTTTAGCTTCTTGACGCATTTTCATAAGTTTTTCAAGGCCAAAATACCGCACTACATCTGCAGGAAAAACAAATTCACCTTCACTCAACTGAGCAGGAATGTCATCACGTACTTCTTCACGCAATGAACCGGGTGGTACTTCGTTGCCCGACATTTCATCGACCATACCACCTTCATCCATAAGTCCACCTTCTTCAAAGCCACGTTCTACAGGCTTAAAAAGTTCCATTTGTTCTGCCATACGTTTAGCCATAGTATTATCCTTCAGCTTTTGTTACGTCCTCACGTAATCGTCTAATCTTACGCAATGCTTCAATAGCACCCTGTGCTTTATGCACGTTAATCATACTTTCAGATTGTTCTAGTGTCTTATGTTGTTGCTCAATAAGCACATCTAAATAATTACTGAAGTGGTCCCATTGGCGGCTGTTGCTGACCAGCGGCTTCAGCTTGCTGAATATTTCCTTGTCCATTCGCACTAAATCCTTGTTCACCCGGTACAGGAACCTGCCCAGTACCAATATTACCGCCACCTGCACCTGTTGGGTCCATAGCATTAGCACCTGCAGGTGGCATCATTCCACCTTGCTCTGGTCCTGCTGGCTGCTGGAAACCCTTCATAATCTCTGCCTGCAGTGCGGCTTCGTCCATATTGTTGGTTACTTTGTCGGGGTCTAAGTCCATAGACTTTGCAATCTCACGGATTACATACTGGAACTTAGCAAAGGGTGCAAGTGCAGGATTACTTGCAATCTGCAAGAACTGCATCAAACGCTGGCTACGTACTTCGTTAGCCATAAGACTTTCTGTACCACGTGCTTTAACTTCCAAGTCGCCTTTAATCTCAGGATCAAAGTCAAACTGCATATTAAAGCGGAAAAAACCTTCACCAAGTGGACGTAACAGATAGTCGTCTACATTCTTAATAATTGTTTTAGTGCTGCCCTGTGCCGCACCCATAAGCATTGAGATGCCGGAAGCTGTACGGCCTACACCAGACACACCTGTCTGTCCATGTGCAAATGATGGGAAACCTGTGCTTTCATCTGCCAACACACGTGCCTTGTCAAACAACATCATGTTCTCTTGCGACACGTTAGGGAACTTAGTACCAAAAATAGCCTGACCCGGTGCGCCACCTTGTCTGCGGAATACTTTGCCCGGATACAGTGACAAGTCTTGACCCGGTACTAGGTTTGTTTCATCTACTTCAACAATCAAGTTACCTGACAGTACAGCATTATCAACAGCCATACGCATAAAGCCATTCATCAATGTCTGCGTATCGTCCATGTTTTCAGCGATACCTACACCAAAGAATGAATATGGGTTCAATTCATATGGAGCAGCAGAGTATGGAATTTTAGCTGGCTTAAACGGATTAAGCACCATACGCAGCAAACGTCCATTACAAATCCATACGTTAGCTTGCAGTTCGTCAAAGTCACGCAGTTCTTTTGGGATGTTAATGTTCTGCTCTTCAAGCAACTCAACATCAACCATGCCCCAATACTCAAGTACCTCAAAGCGATCAATGCCATGCTCTGGTGCATAGTCAGACAAGTCATCTTCCCAATACTTCTTGGTATAGTTTTCACCCATAGAAATAACTTCGTTAATGACTTCACCACGGAAGTAAGGACGCTTCTTCAGATTACGTAATTGCGTACGTGACATCTTGTGACGTTCAACCACAAACTGTGCTTCATCCATATTGTTAGCATCCGGGTCTGGATAGAAGTTCCAAACAGATACGTGATTTACTTGTGGGATTGTTTTAAACAGCGGATCATAGTTGCCTTCCTCATCCCAATTAGGATATTCTTTGTCAACAGCAAACGGACCCTTCATTACACCAGTACCAAAGAGTGCCATCTCAAATGCAGCATTACGCAGATGCTTAGTTGCACCAGACTCTTCTAGCTGGTCATGTATTTTCTTTTGCATCTTCTTTGCAGAAATCATAGCTGGGCTAAATGCAATAGCTGTTGGGGTTTTACCCGGACCTTCTTTTAGTTTATCTGAAATAGGCTCAAGTTTATTCTGCATAACACCCAGTTTTTCTTGAAGTGTTTGTACTGTAGCACCCGGTGGTAAGTCTTTACCATCACCTGCAAAACCATATGGGCTAGACAAGGATGTATCCCCGCGAAGCTGCTCTGGTTCTTGTGGGTCAAAGTGTACATCTTCAACTACACCTTCGGGTAATTCGGTAGGCTCAATAGATAAAGGAAAACGCTGGTTTGCAAACAAGACATCAACAATCTGTCCGTATGCAGCCAGCGTCTTAGTTTTTGTGACTTTAATGAAGACACGAGATTTTTCTGATTCGGTAAATTGAACATCAGGTCCGTACAAACCACGATAATTGCGGTAGGCTTTTAGCCAGCGTTCTTCGTCCTGATACCTATAATCTTCGGATCGCTTATAGCGTTCCATAATAAAAGGAATAATATTGCTTACATCTACGTCAGAGATTGATGTGTCATCGCTATCTTCTAGTGCAATAGCATCGTCTTCAATCATAATATCATCTTCATTCATATTATTTTTCCTTAGTATCCAAAGGTTGCGTCTGCTACCCGCATACCGCCACCGGGTCTACCCATAGGGTCATAGTCAAATATACTAAATCTTGGTCTGGACATTATACCATATCTAAGAGCGTCATACAAGTGGTCTTCACTCTTTGTATCAATGTCTTCGGGGTTTTTCTTGTCCAACGGTATTGAGGGAAGTTGGGCCGTGAGGTTTGTGCAAGTATTAAAGAAAACAAGTCTAGGCTCCTCAGTAAATTCGTCTATCTGTAAACGCCTATGTATCTCGTTCTTACCAGCTACACGGCTTCCCCTACTTCTATCTGATGGTCGCCAGCGGCAACCTTTACTAATCATTTGCTCTGCTAGTGATGGTCCTGTGTCACCACGCTTGTGCCAAAGAGAACTATCCAGAACACCGTACTTTATATTACCGTCTTCTGCCTCTAAGTCCAGAATCATATCTGCCAAATCTGTGGCAAGGACTTTAGAAACATAGAGTTCTCGATATACGATAAGTTGCTCATTAGGCGCAACGGCAAACCAAACAACAGCACTGTAGCTACCGTAGCCGTAATCGCAAGCCCTAAACTTAACCCAATTATTAGGAATATTATAAGGCTCAACAACATGAACACGCCTGTCAAACTCAGTGAAGGCGGCACCTTCTTTAATATCCCAATCTCCGTCCAAGAGTTGTCTACGTTGCTGCTCTGGTAGTGAAAGAAGCATGGCTTCGTAATCACCTGCTTGCGAAAGGTATGGGTTATCAGAAAGTCTTGCTGGAATAAATCTTCTCTTGAATAAAGCTTTTCCAGCCTTGCTATGTCCTGCGGGGTATCGCAAGACTTCGGTAGTTTCAATATCGGTTGCATCGAAGGCTCTGTTATATGGCGAAGGGTCAATGAACATTTTCTTAACCCAGTGATGACCTCTACCGCCGGGGTTGGTCGTAGCCCTCATGAATATAGGCAAGTCTGGTGCAGTGGACCGAAGACGACTTCGCATGTAATTCCATGCATATGGTGTGGCCCATTGTGTCAGTTCGTCAAAGCCTATCCAGCTAAATGCTAGACCCTGATAACGCAAGACATCATCATCTCTGTCAAGATAAGACATC